GCCGGCCAACCCGGACGCCCAGCTCGACCGCAGCCTGGACCAGCTCCAGCGTGCGCGCGACGAGGTCTACCTGGGCACCAGTGATGGCAAGGAGACGCTGGCCAGCATCGTGTCCGCACCGGACCTGGGCGCGGCGATCGACGCCGCCGAGGCCAACGTGCCTTCGATGGCGGACCTGCTACAGCAGAAGCGTACAACCGCCGCTGAGCGTGTCGCTCAAGAGCTTGGGATAGAGCCCGCGGGCAACTTCCCCACCGCCGAGCAGATCATCGGCGGAGCGCCGATCCCCGGAATCGACGTGGGGCCGACGGGCGAGAACACCCGGCCCAGCGTGTTCGGCCAGTCTGCAGGCACGCCCGGCCTGCAGCCGGGTGAGACCCGCATCCTCACCCAGCCCAGCGTGTTCGCCGAGCCCTCCGCCGGCACGCCTGGGCTGCAGCCTGGTCAGACCCGCATCCTCACCCAGCCCAGCGTCTTTGCTGACTCCGACAGCACGCCTGGGCTGCAGCCGGGGCAGCGGATGGACACGCCAGCCCCGCCGACCGCAGCGCGCCTGAACACGGCCCAGACCGCCGCGGACCGGGACGCCCAGCTGCTGGCGCAGCGTGACGGCACACCCGCGTCCCAGCCCCCGGCGAAGATGCTGCAAGACGCGCAGCGGCTGGAGGAGTCCGCCCGCCTGATCGAGTCCAACCCGCGTGCGCCCGAGGCGGTGCTGCAGCGGGCCCAGGCGCTGCGCGAGCAAGCCCAGGCGATGCGCGCCAGGGCGGAAGAGATGTCCGCATCCGCACCCGCGGCGCAGCCCGGGGCGATGACGGAGTTCGAGCGAGGCAGCATCGACGCGCAGCGTCAGACCAACCTCGAGAGGCGCATGCCCGCGCGTGCCGAAGGCGAGGCCTCCGGCTACGCGGACCTGGCGCCGATGGACGAGCGCACCGCCCGCGGGCGGCTGAAGGTTCTGCGCGACCAGGCGGCCAACGAGGGTGGCGACGCGCTGGGCCTGCAAGTCGTTCCGCACCCGAACACCCCGGGCAGGTTCGCGATCGCAAAGGCGGAGCTGCCGTCGCTTGACATGCCGGCCGCGCCGCAAGCGGAGGTCAGTGCCGATCAGGCCCAGTACCAGATTGAGTCGGCCGAGCTGACCGGGCGCGAGCAGCGCCGCAAGCGGCTTGATGAGGCCAGGCAGATCGTCGTCACCCGGGCGCTGAAGAACGTCGAGGAAAGGGGCGGCGTCGCCTCGCCTCAGGAAGCGCAGATATTCCAAGAGGCGGGCCTGGGCAAGCCCTACGACCGCATCGACGAAAGCCTGGGGCCCAAGCCCGGCCTGGTCCTGCCGAAGATGGAGTTGACCGGCCCGCAGGTAACACCAAGCGGAATCGTCATCGCAGACGGCGGAACGCGGCAGACCGACGCGACGAGGGACGGCAGGCTGCAGCGCGTGCAAGGCCTGGCTCCTGCAACTGAGCAAGCCCAGGCGGGGGCGCGTGCGTTCATGCAGGGCGGCGAGTCGTCGCCGCTTCCTGACGCGGTCAACGTCAACCAGTTCGGGCAGGCGGGCGGCACGGGCCAGCAGAACCAGACAGTCGTCGGAGGTGACACCCTCGGCGCGGAGCTGGCCAAGCAACGGGTGGCCGCGGGCTACGACGCCAAGCTGGTCGAGGCACCGCGCCCTGGAAAGATCAACAACATGCCCGCGGCCTCGCTGACTGATCAGCAGCTGCAGGCAATCGCCGCGGATCAGAAGCTGCCCGCCATCACTCGGCGCGGAGCGCAGATCGAGAGGGCCCACCGGGCGGCCGCGCTGCCTACGCAGGCTCCGGCTTCATCCTTGCCGACGACTGATCAGCCGGGCCAGGTGCGGGCGAGCGAGCAGCGTGAGGAAACGAATGTTGCCCCTGAGGCAACACAGCAGGGCAAGCCCGTCAGCACGCTGGGCAACATCACCACGGTCGACCCGGCCACGCTGCAGACGCAAAGCAAAGCAGATTCCGGGACGATCTCAAAGCAAACCCACCGGATGGTCTCGCTGATCGCGAGCATGTTCGGCAAGAAGGTGGTGGTCTTCTCGTCTGACAACGAGATGGCTCCCGATGGCTTTGTACGCACGGGTGACAGCAAGACGATTCACCTGAACGTCAAGAGCCAGATCAGCCACCTGGTCGTCTTCGGGCACGAGCTGCTGCACCAGCTGAAGGCGGACAACCCGCAGGCCTACGACGCGCTGGTCAAGGTCATCAAGCTGAACGAGGGCGTGAACCTGGACGTGGCCGGCATTCGCGGCGACATGGAGGAGCTGACCGCTGACGTGGTTGGCAACCGGTTCCGCGAGACCGAGTTCTGGCGCGACGTGTTCCGGGAGATCCTTGCATCGGGCAAGGACACCAAGGCCAGCCAGCGCTCGGCCATGCGCCTGGGCGCGAGCGTCGTGCGTGCGGTGGACCGGATGGTCAAGGCCCTGAAGGGCATGACCGGGTTCGACACCGACAGCATGGTGGCCAACCTGGGCGAGGTGAAGGCCGCCGTCACCAAGGCCCTGGCCAGCTACGCGCAGGAGAAGCGCGGCGAGGCCACCGAGCTGATCAGGCAAGAGGTTGCCGGCCGGCAAGAGGCCACGGTCGAGACCACCGGCGAGATCAAGGCCAGCGACCAGCGCGGCCGGCTTGACAACCTTGAGGCCTACCGCTACGGCAAGACGGCGCGCACGTTCGTCAACGGCAGCAGCTTCGGCGCCGGGCTGAAGGGCAGCAGCCGCGAGACGTACATGAACGCTGAGGACAAGCGCCTCAAGCAGCGCGTGTACTTCTACTTTGACAAAGGCACGGGCATCAACCCCGAGGCCGGCGTCGGGCCGATCCCGCACCGCGCGTTCCTGAACAACGTCTACGACGCCGACGCAGATCCGCAGAAGCTGGTGGCGGGCAACCAGCTCAAGACCGAGTCCAACATCCTGGACGCTGGCTTCGACGGCTACCTGAACCGACTGAGCGGCACGCAGTCCGGCCAGGTGATCATGTTCGGCCTGAAGCCGATCCCGGTTGAGGCGCTGCAGCCCGGGCAGAAGGTGCGGTCGGGCGCGAAGCTCGAGCCGCTGCCGACCGCGCCAGCCGAGTGGACCACGCAGTCCTCCGGCCCCAACCGGGCGGCGCTCGAGCAGAAGATGGAGCGCATGCAGGGCAACCCGGCCTGGGCCCGCTACGACATGCAGGTGGTCGACGCCGGCAGTGGGTTCTTCTCGCTGCAGACGAAGCTCAAGGACGACGTGCGCGCGAGCGCGAAGCGCGTGCCCGACAGCCCCGAATTCAAGCGGTGGTTCGGCGAGAGCAAGGCGGTCGACGGGCAGGGCCGGCCGATGGTCGTGTATCACAACACCAGCAAAGACTTTGCTGTCTTTGAACCGTCAGACCTCGGTATTCATCTGGGTACAACGATCGCGCAGGCAGAAGATCGCGCCAAAGTTCACGGCAGCGAAGGCAACAACACGATGCCGTTGTATGCCTCCATCAAGAACCCGCTGCGGTTGTCCGACTCGCCAAGCTGGATGGATCCCACTTGGTCCGTTGAAAGAACGGGCCTGGAAGATTACCTGTCCCCGGAACTCGTTCAAGAGGCCAGGGCTCTCAAAGAAAAGTACAAAGCCAATCGGCTGGCGGAAGGTTTCCGCCATGACGGCTCTGCAAACCGGGCGAACCGGCAGGCCGCCATGGAAGTCAATCGCAAGATTGTCGAAGAGCTGAAGGCTCTGGGGTACGACGGGATTGTTTACGCCAACACCCACGACGGGGCGACACTGGCGGCCCGCATGCGGGCCGATGACAGCTACGTCGCCTTCAGCCCCACCCAGATCAAGTCCGCCATCGGCAACTCTGGCACGTTCGACCCCACCAACCCCGACATCCGCAAGAGCGAGAAGCGGATCCTGCTCAACATCGGCCTGAGCACGCAGGAAGTCAAGGGCGGCGGCATGCTGACCGAAGACGTCGTGCGCTCGGCAATCACTCGAACGGGAGTCGAGGTTGAAGACCTGACTGTCCACCAGTCGGACAGCGAGCTGACCGCGGTGGTCGCGGTGAACCGCGGGCTCACCGACGCCGAGGGGGACGATCTGTCCACGCGCCTGAATCAAGAGGCGATCGTGCAGCGCATGCCCGATGGGAGTGGAAAGCTGTTCGGGCCCATGGCCGCGGAGTGGGGCCCGTACAACGCCGAGTATTTCGTCATGGCGGACGGCAACCGAGCCGTCGATTACGAGCCAATCAAAGAGAGCGGCAAGCGCCCGAAGCCCGAGCCTAAAGTAGATCCAGCCCTGGCCGCTGCCGCGTCCGACATCTCGGCGGCCAAGAAGATCGCGACGTCCCAGAAGTGGCGCACCAACCGCGACTTCAAGATCGCCATCCAGAACGCTGTGCGCGCCGCACTCGGCGGCCTGGGCCTGTCGAAGGACACGGCCGAGGTACGCAAGTACCTCGTCGCTCAAATCCTGAAGGAGGCCAGGGCCGCTCTTGTCACCAACGCGAACGCGATCGGCTGGTACGACGAGAAGGTGACCACTGCGCTCGAGGTCGTCTCAGCGGTACACCCGGAACTGAAGACTGACGAGAAGTCCAAGTTCGCTTTCATCTGGGCCCTGGCCGTCACGAGCAACGGCATCAAGGTCAACAAGAACTTTGAGCTGGCCGAGCGTGCGTACACTTCCTGGAAGAACAGCAGCCCTGACGTCGACAAGCGGGTCATGCCCACCAAGGGCATTGGCGAAGGCACGGCCGCGAGCAAGATCAACAAAGGCCTGGCCACGTACAACGAGCTGATGTCGGCTTGGGGTTACAACAAGACACGCAACTTCGCGACGACACTCCAACCCAATCGACAGGTCCTGGCCACGTTCGGGCGCAAAGTCAGCGGCGAAGGCGTGGACACCATGGTGTACGGCGCAGGTGTGCTCGGGCCCAAGATCGGCAACGGGTTCTTCATGAACCTGTTTGGAGAGTTCGGCCAGCTGACCATGGACAGGTGGTTTGTCCGGACCTGGGGCCGACTGACGGGCAACCTGGTGGACATTGACCAGGCCAAGATCCGTGCCGACAAGGACGCGTTCACCGGATTGATCGACTTGATCAAGACAGACAAGGAGGCCAAGCGCGCTGTCGAAGTAGCGATCGGCGCTCCTCTGAGCAAGACCAATCCAATCGCGATGGCCAAGAGGATCGTCAGCGCGGCGAACAGCGAAGAGGTTCGCGAGAAGCTGTTCCAGGTCATGCCCGCCAATCCCGAGCGCGAGGCCTTGGCGACTGAGATCCGCGGCAAGCTGAAGGATTTCATCTCTGTTGCGGACGAGCTGCGCAAGGCGGCGAAGACCTACCTCGGATCTCTGGACGGTCAGATCGAAGTTCCCCAAGGGTCGAAGCAGCGCGACATGATGCGCGCTGTCGCAAAGGAGGCTCTGACCGAGCTGCAGAAGGACAATCCAGACCTCACCATGGCCGACTTCCAGGCCCTGTTGTGGTATCCCGAGAAGACCCTGTACGATACAGCTGGTGCAGCTGAGGATTCGTCAGATGGTTACTCGGACGACGAGGCGCCGGACTACGCGAACGCCGCGGTCAATCTGGCCAAGCAAAAAGGAATCTCAGATGAACGAATCCGAGCAGCAATCGAACAAGCCCGATCAGACATCGCGGCCAGAAAGCGCGCAAGATCAGGCGGACGAGGATCTGTCGGCGTACCTCTGGCTCCTGGAGCAGGGGCTGGCCAAGCTGCCGGGCAGCAAGTAAAGCCCAGCGAGAAACGCTCCGAGCTTGTCTCCATCTTCAACGGCCTGCAGAACGGCCGCGGGCTGGCGCTCATTCGCGCTCAAGAGAAGGCGGCCGGCCACCCGATGAGCGCGGCGATCACTCGCATCGACAACCAGTTCTACGACATCCTCGAGCGCCTGGAAAGCGAAGGCGCAATCAGAATCAACTGCAAGTAAGGTAGCAACATGCCTGTCTCGAATCTGCTCGACAAGTCCACCGAGGCGATGCTCAACAAGGCCGTTCACTCGGAGCTGTACGCGTCGCATTTGTACAAGCACGTGTCCAACCAGATGCAGAGGCTTGGGTTCTTCGGCACGCAGAAGTTCTTCGCAGGCGAGAGCGCTGACGAGCTGACCCACTACCAGCGGATCGCGGACTACATGAACGACCGGGGCACGACCGCGAAGGTGCCCGCGCTGGAGGCCTGCACGGAGACCGTGGGCGGGATCGTCGACGCGATCGAGCTGGGCTACGAGACCGAGCTGCAGCTGATGAACGACTACCAGGACTGGTACAGGGGAATCACCTGCGCGATCACCCAGCAGTTCCTCCTGCAGTTCCTCGAGATCCAGCGCAAGAGCGTGGGTGAGTACGGCGACCTGCTGGCCCGGCTGAAGATCGTTCAGGACGACGCCGCCGGTCAGCTGATGATCGACAAGGAACTGGGCAATGGCTGAGACCTGCACCTACACGTTCCAGACGGGGGAGGGCGAGGTCACCATTAAGGGGATGGCCGAGATGAAGGCCTTCCTCGTGGAGAACGGCGTCGATGCGATCCTGGGTAAAGAAGTAAGCGACCCGAGCGTTCGGGCCAGCGAGAAGCGCACGTTCTTCCTGCTGCACGGCGGCAGCGACTTCGACACGATCGACAAGCGCTTCCTCGGTAGTGGCGAGCCCGGCAACCTGCGCCCGTTGGGGCCCGGCTTCTACGGATACCTCGTCCGCGATCGCGACATGATGCGCATCGACGACATTGTCCGGATGACGAAGGCGTACACGAAGTACGCCCCGACCGATAAGCGCGCGGTGCATGCGTTCAAGCTGACCCTCGAGCCGGGCGAGGTGTACTTCGCCGGGCGCGTTTGGGACGAGGACCTTCTGACGCCCGAGCAAAGGCAAGCACGCGACGACTACGGCGCGGCCAACGACCTGCCCCCCGGCCCGGAGCGCCGCCAGGCCTACTCGGACCTGGAGAAGAAGTACCCGCCGACGGGCGAGACCGCTCGGCGCAACAACCGCGCTGTCACGACCGAGGTGTTGGGTGGCGACTACGGCAAGCTGTCGAGCCCTGAGTACATTGAAGCTCAGGTGCAAGACACCGGCCGCTTGGATCGGATCGGCAAGTGGGACGCCGAGACCAGTGAGTATCAGATCGGCGACGACCTGAATGCCGCGCTGACGGACATGCTCAAGGCGGGCGGCGAACTTACCTACAGCGAGAAGCGCGACACCGACAGCGCCGAGTTCAAGCGCTGGTTTGGTGACAGCAAGCTGGTGGACGCCGAGGGCAACCCGCTGCTGCTCTACCACGGTACGCAGGCCAACGACATCCGTGTCTTCAAGCCGAGCACGGACGGCGCGCTGGGCCCTGGCATCTACCTGACCGAAAGCATGGACGCGGCCAGCAGCTACGGCGGCGATGGCGGCGTGGTCGAGATGCTCTACGCCCGAATGGAGAAGCCGCTCGTGGTCTACACGGGCGACGTTGAGCCGGCGCTGCAGATCGCCCGCGACGAGAAGTTCTGGAAGGAGAACTTCTTCACCGCCGGGCAGGCCCGCACCTGGGCCCGCAACCAGATCGAGGACTGGGCCGGCATCGGGGACGAGGACTTCCGCACGATGCTGAAGGACGCCGGCTACGACGGCGTGATCCTGAAGAACAAGGACACCGGCGAGATCGTCGAGGCGATGGTGCCGTCCGCCTACCAGGTCAAGAGCAACCTGAACGACGGCGAGTGGAGTCGCAGCAACCCGGACATCTACGCCAGCGAGAAGCGCAACATCTTCGGCCAGAAGGTGCTCTCCAACTGGACCGCGCCCACAGACAGCAAGCTGGCGATGGGCTACACCAAGGACTCGGTCATCTACAAGCTGCAGGACAAGATGGTCGACACCAAGCGGGTGGTCGACACAATCAAGTCCGCGCTCGGGACCCTGGCCGACAAGTGGAACCCCTACCTCCAGGAGGAGCTGTACCACGGCCGCACCGCCAAGCAGACCAAGGACTTCCTCGAGGACGAGCTGAAGCCCCTGCTGCAGGCGATGAACCTGAACAAGGTGTCGATTGCCGACTTCGAGGAGTACCTGCACAACAGGCACGCCGAAGAGCGCAACGTCCAGATCGCCAAGGTCAACCCAAAGTTCCCAGACGGTGGCTCAGGCATCGACACCGCAGACGCACGCGCCTACCTCCGCGGCCTGGACCCGGCCAAGCGCAAGGTCTACGAGGCCCTGGCCAAGCGCGCTGACGCGATCTCCAAGGAGACACGCGAGCTGCTCGTGCGCTCGGGCCTCGAGACCCGAGAGACCATCGACTCGTGGGAGAAGGCGTACAAGAGCTACGTGCCCCTGTTCCGCGAGGACGCCGATTTCGTCTCGCCCGGCGGGATGGGTTCTGGCTCAGGCTTCAGCGTGCGCGGGCCCGCCAGCAAGCGGGCCACCGGCTCCAGCCGGGAGGTGGTGGACATCATGGCCAACCTGGCCATGCAGCGCGAGCGCGCCATCGTGCGGGCTGAGAAGACCCGGGTGGCCACCTCGCTCTACGGCCTGGCCGTGCAGAACCCGAACACTGAGTTCTGGCTGCCCGTCGACCCGAAGGCAATCAAGGACGTGACCGGCACGATGGCCGAGCTGGTCAACATGGGGATCAACCCCCTGGACGTGCAGAAAATCATCCAGGAACCCAAGCAGACCTACATCGACCCGCGCACTGGCCTGGCCACACAGCGGGTGAACCCGGCCCTGCGCAACAACGACAACGTCCTGGCCGTGCGGATCAACGGTGAGGACAAATACCTGTTCTTCAACAACAAGGACGAGCGCGCACAGCGCATGGTCACCGCGCTGAAGGGCCTAGACGCCAACCAGCTGGGCCAGATCATGTCGATGTCCGCGGCCGTGAGCCGGTACTTCGCTGCGATCAACACCCAGTACAACCCGGTCTTCGGCGCGATCAACCTGCTGCGCGACACCCAGGGCGCGCTGTTCAACCTGTCCACGACGGCGATCTCCGACCGCAAGGCGGAGGTCAGCGCGGGCATCCTGCCTGCCATTGCCGGGATCTACGCTGACCTGCGCTCCAGGCGCGCGGGCAAGGGCGCCTCGCAGGGCGTGTGGGCCGGGCTCTGGGAGGAGTTCCAGAACGAGGGCGGGCAGACCGGCTTCCGCGACATGTTCAAGACCGGCGAGGAGCGCGCCAAGTCTTTGCAGGCGGAGATCAACCAGATCAACGAGGGCACGCTCAAGCAGTTCGGACGCGGCGTCTTCAACTGGCTCTCCGACTACAACGAGACGCTCGAGAACGCGGTGCGCCTGAGCGCCTACAAGGCCGCCAAGGACAAGGGCCTGTCCAACCAGCAGGCCGCGTCGATCGCCAAGAACCTGACCGTCAACTTCAACCGCAAGGGGGAGATCGGGGTCCAGGCTGGCGCGCTGTACGCGTTCTTCAACGCCAGCGTGCAGGGCACGGCCCGACTGTACGAGACCCTCACTGGCCCGGCCGGCAAGAAGATCATGGCCGGCGGTCTGCTGCTGGGCGTGGTCCAGGCAATGGCCCTGGCTGCAGCCGGGTTCAAGGACGACGAGCCGCCCGACTTCATCAAGGAGCGCAACCTGGTCATCCCGACCGGCGACGGCAAGTACGTCACCATCCCGATGCCCCTGGGCCTGAACGTGATCCCCAACACCAGCCGGGTGCTGACCGAGTGGGCGCTCTCCGGCTGGAAGAAGCCGACCAAGCGAGTGGCCCAGATCACCGGCGCGTTCCTCGACATGTTCAACCCGATTGGCAACGCGGGCTGGAGCGTGCAGACGATCGCCCCGACCTTCGCCGACCCGCTGGTGGCGCTGGGCGAGAACAGGGACTGGACCGGCAAGCCGATCGCCAAGAAGGACATGTCCGGCACCGACCCGACGCCCGGCTACACCCGGGCCAAGGACACCGCCAGCTGGGTGAGCAAGGAGCTGAGCTACTACCTGAACCTGGCCACCGGCGGCACCAAATACACGCAAGGCCTGTTCAGCCCGACGCCTGACCAGCTCGACTACCTGATCGGCCAGGCCACAGGCGGCGTTGGCCGCGAGATACTGAAGCTCTCGCAGTTTGCAGAGAGCAAGGTGACAGGCGAGGAGCTGCCCACCAACAAGGTGCCGATCCTCGGGCGGTTCTACGGCGACACCAAGGAGCAGTCCGCGGTGGCCACCCGGTTCTTCGAAAACATCACCGAGATCAACCAGCACGAGAACGAGATCAAGGGCCGGATCAAGAACCGCGAAGGTGGGGTCGCCGAGTACCGCCGGGAGAACCCCGAGGCCGCGCTGGTGCCGTACGCCAAAGCGGTCGAGCGCGAGGTGTCCGAGCTGCGCCGTCGCAAGCGCGAGATGCTGGCCAGGGACGCCTCGCCTGAGTCGATCAAGATCATCGAGGAGCGCATCCGGCGCAAGATGCAGCAGCTCAACGACCGGGTCGATCGGGCCCCGGCCACGGCACAGTAACGCACCCCGTGTTACCGTGCGCGTGGCACGTCGTTGTCACGGTGCCACCGCCAAACCGCGCCAAACTGTTCCACCTGCTGCGAAGTTAAGTGACTGATTTAGGAGGAAAACCCCCCTGGAAAGAGGGGCTTCGTAGTGCCCAGAAGAGGACTCGAACCCCGCCCCAAGACCCGCGTAAACACTAGGGTTCTTGCTTTCTTGTCACACCGCTGGCACAGTTCGGGCTCCACCACCAAGGAGCATCTGATGGCCACCTTCGACAAGCGCGGCGACACCTGGCGGGCGCAGGTCCGCCGCACCGGCTACAAGTCCCAGTGCAAGACGTTCAAAACCAAGGCCGCTGCTGAGAAGTGGGCCCGGGAGACCGAGGCCCGGCTCGACCGGGGCGTCGAGCACGACACCTCTGAGCTGCGCAGGATGACCGTCGCCGAGGTTCTTGACCGGTTCCTCAAGGAGGAAGTTCCCTCCCGCAAGGGCGACCGCTGGGAGACCGTGCGGATCGGGTTCATGCTCAAGGCCGACTTCGCCAAGCACCGGCTGGACCAGAACCTCACCCCCACCCTGCGCGCGTGGGCTGACGAGCGCCTGAAGACCTGCAGCCCAGCCACGGTCAACCGCGACCTGAACCTACTGTCCGGGATCTTCCGCATCGCCATCAAGAAGTGGGGCCTCGGGCTGCCCGCCAACCCGATCCACCAGGTTGCCAGGCCGAAGGTCGACAGCCGTGGCCGCGGTCAGGTGTGGGCCGCCGAGGCGCTGCAGAAGATGCGCGATGCCGCGGCCGCTGAGGACCGCAGGGCCGAGTCGTCCTACACGTTCGTCATCCCGGCGCTCGAGCTGGCCATCGAGTCGGCCATGCGCCTGGGCGAGGTCTGCTCGATCGAGGCGCGCAACGTCCACCTGGACCAGCGCTACCTGCTGCTGGACGAGACCAAGAACGGTGACAGCAGGCGCGTGCCGCTGTCATCGAAAGCAGCCGAAATACTCCAGCTGCTGCTCGAGGGAAAGTCCGGCGAAGACCTCGTCTTCCCCGTCGGCAAGGAGGTCCTCGGCCTGCGGTTCCGCCAGCTGCGCGCGAAGGCCGGGCTCGACGGGCTGCGTTTCCACGACGCCCGCCACACGGCTGCTACGCGGGCCAGCAAGGTCTTCCACAACGTACTCGAGCTGGCCGCCTTCACCGGGCACCGCAGCCTGCAGTCCCTCAAGAGGTACTACCACGCCGACGCTACGGACCTGGCCAAGAGACTCGGATGATTCGCATTTCGCGAATTGCGAATGGTTTTTGTCCAGAATGGCGGTCACTGCGGGGCTTCTGTCTGAGATTGCGGTCACAGAGTGGCCGCATCGTTGACATTTCATGCATGGCGCCAATCGGCCTGGTCCGCCCGGTGAGATCGTCACCGCGCGGGTGTCGCCGGGGAAGTCCGGTAGCCCGCGCCAGGTGTTGAGCATGGCGATGCCGGGGGCCATCTCGCCCCCGCACTTGCACATAAATGTGGGCAAAAAGGGGGGTTTTGCTGTCATAGTTGCACATTAATGTAGACAAAAAAGGGGGTTTTGCTGTCATAGACGTGCATTCCGGATCCAGCTAATAACGTGCTTCGGCACAGACCGGGTCCAGCCCGCGGCCAGCTCTTCGGGGAACGCGCAGCAGCACATGGCCTCGAAGTGTTCGTAGTTGGTCTCGTAGACCCACCAGGGCAGGGCGTTGTTCCAGCTCATAGCTCCTCGATCCCCAGCAGGGTCAGCTCTTCTCGCATTCACCGAACTCCTTGTACTGCTCGATTCGTTTGTTCCACCGCCAGGGTGCGCGTGGCAGGTCGAACACGCTGACGGGAGACTGCGCCGCGGCCAGCTGGCCCTGCGTCCACCGTGGCACGGGCGACGCCGTGGCCGGGCGCTTGCGCTGGTCCTTGACGTTCTCCTCCCAGTACGCCCGCCCGGCGGGCGTGACGCGGTAGAGCGTGTCCTTCCACTCTTTGCGCACAACCCCGGCCCACTCGAGGTAGCCACGCTTGACGCACTCTTGCACGGCCTCGAACTGCTCGGCCAGGGTCAGCCGGAGGTGGCGCGGTTGATACCAGGCGATGGCCTCCGGGTGGAGGGCGTACTCGTCGAGCATCTCCTCCCACTGGCTCATCAGGCCTCCCGGTGCTCTTCGATGATGCCGAGATACCGGTCACGGTTCTCGCGCCGCAGGCGGGCTGCCGCCTCGCGCAGGGTCTGGCGCGTGCGCTCGTGCGCTTCGGCTTCCCTGTGATACCACTTCTCCGTGTCGTCCAGGCGCTTGCACGCCCGCCAGTAGAAGAAGGACGTGGCCACCCAGCCGGCGGACGCTGTCAACGACAGAACAATTTCGAGGCTCATGTCTCACCTGCGAGTCGAAGTGCGGCCGCGTGCAGCCGCTGTTGGAACCAGCGCCTGATGGCGTACTGGCGGAGGATGCTCACTGACGTGTAGATCCACCCCATCCAGAAGTTCTGGACCAGGGTGAAGTGCGCGTCGATGAGCGGGAGGATCAGGAGGTTGGCCAGGAAGTTGATCCCGAACCCGATGCCGATGTTGACCCAGGCCTCGATGATGGCCGCGCGTGGATTGGCCCCGGCGTGGTAGCTGCGCCAGGTGAACCATGCCGTGAAGGCCAGGCTCGCCAGGCCGAGGGCGGTGAGAGCGGTCACGCCTCACCCCGCTCGTCGTAGGTCACGGTCGACGTGTCGCCCAGGCGCCACTTCGCGGTGTTCTCCACCCGGTAGGTCTGCGTGCAGACCTTGAAGTCGGGCATGCGCAGCTCGCTGTGGGTGATCGCCGGGTCGAAGAACCTGCAGCGGTTGTTCGGCTGCAGGGCGAACTGGCCATTGTCCAGGCGCAGCAAGTTGAACGACTTGTGCTCCTCAGGCGTCTCGCTGAACCCGAAGTCAGGGATCCGCGGGTCGGGGTTGCAGCTGTCGATGGTGAGCATGTACTCGCCACCGTGGAGCTGCTTGTCCTTGCCGAAGAACTCAGCGCGCAGGCCCTTGAGGAACGGCTTGTCAATAACCTCGACGTGATACGACATGCAGTCCCAGATCTGCAGGACGTCCAGCGGCAGCAGCTCATCCTCGTCGTGGACGTAGCGCCACACGAACGCACTCAAGGGCAGCTTGTCGTAGAGCGCGCCGAACTCAGGCAGGTAGGTTTCAAAGCGGAAAGCCTGGCCGCGGATGGACTTCACGCTGACCCACACGCCTTCAACGAACTCGCCGGCCCGTCTCGGGTCGTGGTCGTAGAGGTACTCGGCGCGCACGAGGACTTTCTCGGGCGGCAGCGGGCAGACGAAGCTCATGCTTCCCTCGCTTCCAGCATGGCGTCGGCAATGATGTATGCCGCCCGTGCAATATCAATTGCGTTCGTGTTGCCGTTGGCGCACAAGCCCTGCATAGCCAGCCCCGCGTAGTAATCGCGCAGGGTCATGCCGCACCGCTTGGGGTCCATGTCAGGCCGCACTTCTGGGTGAAGTGGGAACACCGATCCTCCATGAATGCTTCGGTAGTTCATAGCGTGTCCTTGATTGTCCAGTGCTTGGGGTTTTTGTCAGCGTGCTTGTCCAGCACGGCAGAGCAGCGATCGTTCAGCTCCGGGTAGAACGGGGCCGAGCGGGGCGGGCGGTCGTCTTCGCACTTGCTCTGCATCATGGCGTCGCGCAGCACGGCCAGGCTCACCAGCGCCTTGGTGACGTGGCTGAGGCCACTGTCGGGATCGGTGTCCTCACCCTCCCACCAGCCGATGAGGTGGCGCATCGTGGCGTCAAAGTAGACGCTGGCGCGCACGCCCACGCCGCGGTAGTTGTGCCGGCCGTACTTGGCCGCGCCCTCGAGCATGGCCGCGCCCATCTCCGCGACGACGCCCATCGGCAGCGTGGACAGCGGCGCTTTTCGGATGCCGATCGCGTCCTTGGGGTTGGTCGGCTTGCCGCCCGACGCGTCAGCTAGGGCAGTTCCCTGCGGCGCGGCCTCGACCCAAATACTGCCGGCGGGGCAATCACCACCATGTACATGGTCCGACGCTTTGTCGCAGGCTTCGCCATCATCTTGAAACGCGCACCCCCGGCAATGCCAACCGTGTGGGGACATAACAAACGCGTACGTCTTGCCGTCCCACTCGAACTTCTTGTCGCTCATTTCTTGAATCGCTTTCCCCGCCAGGCCTCATAGCTCAGCGGCAAGTCCTTGAACCAATCGGCTGGCTGACACATCAGCCGGCCGAACTCCTCTGGGTCCTTCGTGCCCTCGGGCACCAGGGCCATCAGCTCGTCGTGGGCCATCAGCACCACCGGGTAGCCTGCGGCCTCCACGTTCATCATTCCCTGGGCGATGATGTCCCGGGCCGTGCCCTGGACCGCGCTCTGGAAGATGCTGCTGCCGATCAGCTTGTGCCGGCAGAACTGGCGCGTGTAGGTGTCGATCGACTCCACCGTCACAACCGGGCGCTTGGCCGGCGCCTCGACAACCACCTGGCTGCCGTCCGCGTCAACTTCACGTGTGAACACCTTCTCTGTCCAGGGGGCTTCCTGCATCTCGACCTCGGGCCGGGACCAGGAGATCAGGCGCCCGCTGGGCAGCTTCATCCACAGGAAGTTGCGGTGGCAGATCAGCTCGAGCTTGTCGCCCGCCTCGAACCACTGGCCGGGGCTGCGCACCGCGTTGATGGCCGCGTCGCCGCACGCGTACCAGTTGGCTGGAATGCGGCGCCACTTGTGGCGCAGCATGTCTGTCGCGTCCTTCGATTCGTCCAGCTCCATGGACACCCCGTAGTTCACGGCATACCCCTGAAGGCCGGCCGCGCCCAGCCCGAAGATTCCGCCGAGGATGGGCCCCTTGCTGAACTGGCGTTGGTCCTTGGTTACGCGCTCATACGGCACGCTGAAGAAGTCGACAGCGAAGAGCTTGTAGGGATCCAGGCCGCCCCGGAACGCCTCAACCAAATCGTCCTGCCCTGCAATCCATGCAGCAACGCGGACCTCCACGTTCGCGTAGTCCGCGTCGATGAACTCGTACCCCTCGGGGGCCTTCAGGACCCCTCTGAGACACGACACCGCCGCGTCCATCGTCCGGTCGCCCCACAGCAGCTGGGCCTCGGTGTGCTTGCCTGAGCCCAGGATCTCGTGGGCATTGGCGATGTCGTCCAGGCCCTTCTTCTCGTCGACCAGGAGCGTGGGCCTGGTGATGTTCTGCACGTTGAACCCGCCGCGGCTGGCCCACCGGCCGGTGCCCGCGCCGTGGTACACGAACATGTTCTTGATCGTGCCGTCGTCCGCTGTGATCTTCAGCAGCTTGGCGTACTTGGCCGTGCTGGTCTGAACCACCGCAGCGCGGATCTCGAGCGCGCGGCGGACGTGGGCCGTCAGGCCGTCGCGCTTGAGCACGGCCTCGACCGTGTCGGCTCGCATGTCTGCCAGCGGCTCCTCGTGCCCGGGCCGGTCCTCATCGTTCTCCACCGGGTCCCCAAAGTCGATCGGCTCCAGGCCGGGCTGCAGGTTTGAGTTGACCCACTCCAGCAGACCGTGCCTGTCGGTGGCCTTGAGCACGCGCCGGCCGGTGACCGCGCGCAGCTCCCGGTTCAGGCGCTCCTTCTCCAGCTCCACCACCTCGTGGATGCTGCGTGCCTCGTCCAGGGCCACGGGCACCCCGCGCAGGTTGACCCGCTGCGTGGCGATCCAGACGTCCTGCTCGAAAGGCGACAGCGGGCGCAGCTTCCTGGCGATCGCCTCCTCGACGATTACGTCTTGGGCACAATACGCCACCATCTCGTTGAACAGCTCAGGGTCCTCGACCCACTTGCTCGACCGTGTCTTGGTCGGCGGGTGCGGCACGCACAGGCGCTGGATCAGGTACTTGCCGCGGGTGTCCTTCTGCTTGTCGGAGGGCAGGCCTACCGCCACCGCGCAGCGGCCCAGCGCCTGGGGCAGGTTCTGCGCCGCGGCCTGCGCCATCGTGTCGACGCACTGCTCCAGCTTCAGCTCTGGCCAGCCGTACTTGGGCACGCAGACGTTATTCCAGATATGCCATTCGAACATCGCGTTCCACGCGCGGATCAGGCCCCCCGCGGCCACGTGCTCGAGCAGAGGTGCGGGCGCCGCCTCGTTGTCCGTCAGATGCGGGCCGCGGTGCCACACGACCGGCTCCTCATCGGCCGGCATGCGGTACGCCAGCATGAGCACCTCGCACTCAGGATCCTTCGAGTAGCGCTCCACACCGAGCTTGATGTCGGTGGCACTGCGGGTCTCAAAGTCAATTGATACGATGTTGCTCATTGTGTTCAGTGACCTGTTGCCCACCATCCCGCGTTACTTCTTTCCCCAACGCCACGGTTTGTGCATGCCGCCCCTTGATGATTTCCCGGGTGGAGGCGGTTAGCATGGTGGGCCTGTGCGACACCCGGGTCAGGGGCGCCTGGAGTTGCGTCGGCCCTCTTCTTTGGTGAGGGTTGGCCCTCACCAAAAAAGCCCCGGCGATGGTGGCCACCGGGGGAAAACACTCAATCAGTCGGTGCCGCCAGCCTTCTCCTCTTCAGGAGCGGGCTGCAGCTGGGCCTGGGCCTGCTGCTGGATGGCGGTCGCCGTGTTTTGCGCGGCGCCCTGGAGTTGACTCAGAGCGGTCAGCGCGGTGTTGACCATGTCAAGGGTCAGATTCAACTGGATGTTCATGAGATCGCTTTCTTAAAATGCCGGCCCACAAGGAAGCCGGCGTGGTTACACGTCAACCGAGGAGGTCCTCGTCGTCGTCCTCGAAGTCGGCGAACTCGGCAGCTGCGCTGCGACGTCCGCCGCCCAGGGCCTCGCCGTCCTTGGTCTTCTGCAGGCTGTTGAGGTACACGCCCACTCCGCCCTTGCCCTTCGGGAAGAACTTGAAGTTGATGGACGCGCGGCCCCAGTCGCCGCTCTTGACCTGAGCCGAGGTGAGCAGCTTCAGCTCGCCCTTCTCGCCGCGCTCGGTGCCCGCCACCTGGGGCGGTTCCACCGCCGTGCCGTCCTGCTCATAGGCCGCGGTCTTGGCGCTGACCACCCACATGCCAGGCACCGGCTTGGCGTTGCCCTTCTTGTCAGTGATCTTGTCCCCGTCCTTGATCGGGTTGTGGAACTCAGGACCAGGCTTGCCCTCGTGCTTGGTGTACAGGGCCTTCTGCTCCTCGAACGCATCGACCGCCGCCTGGTGGTCGACCTTGTTCTCCTTCGGGATCCACAGCTGGACGCTGTACTCCTCCTTGTTCGACTCGGTGTTCAGGTGAGGCTTGAACACGTGGAGGTGGGAAAACCGCACCGGCTTGCCCTTCTCACGACCCAACAGAACATTGGTTGCTTTCGGTTTCTCTGCTGCCATTTGCTTCTTTCAGTTTAAGTTGCCCGGTTCCGCCGGGCGCGGTTCGGCGAACTGTCAGTCCAGGTCACCAAATGCTTGCGTGGCTGTCGTCGATGAACGTGGCTCGACAGCTGTCTTGCCCGATCCGCGTGGGGCGAGTGTCGGTTTACCTGTCGGCTTGTGCAACAGATCCCCGAGCAATTCGCTCAACTTCTTGGCGCCGACCAGCTTCTCAAGCGAGGTCAGGTTGGCCAGCTCGGGGTCCTTGTAGATGTCCCCGGCCTTGAACCCGTTGTGGATCAGCACGTGCGCGGCCTGCACCGGGTCCTTGATGATGCGGTTGCTGCGGCCCTCGACCAGCTCGTAGCGCTGCAGCTGGACCTTGCCGTCGTTGGCCTGCTTGAGGAGGTACGACTTGCAGTCGCTCGCCCACTTCACTGCCAGGTCGGCCTTGTCCACCACCGACTCGAGCTGCTCGACGGTCAGCGTGTCGGGCTCGTCCAGACTGAACGGCTGCTCGGCCAGCTCCAGCATGTAGCGGGCACGCGCAGAGCACGTGAACCGCGCCTTGCAGAACGCCTGCGAGCAGTGCTCGCCCGGCGCGAAACGGGCCTTGCTGAAGTCCCCGTGCAGGCCTTGCCATGCGATCGCAGCACGCGGCCGCACGACCTGCTCGGCCCACTCCAGGATGCCGTCGGGCCCCCGGACAGGCAGGGTGTCGCCACCCACGTTCTCCAGGCGCGGCTGGTGGATGACCACCTCGACCTCGTTGAAGTCGTACAGCAGGTGGTACATGTTGAAGGCGCCCAGGCCGTACAGCCGGAGCTGCCCATTGCCCTTGCCCTCGACACGGATCCCCTTGCCGAACTTGAGGTCGATCACGATCACCTTGCCCGGCGTGATGATCACGACGTCTCCGGTGCCGAACCCCTCTGGGACCCACTCGCTGAAGTCCAGGCGCTGCTCGAGCAGGACGGCCACGTTGGCGGGCCCGTGCTCCTTCTGCGCCTGCTCGACGCGGCCGATGCAGTAATCAACGAAGTCCTGCACGTGGGCGCTGAACTCGGCGCTGAAGAACTCCTCGAAGCCGTCGACGCTGGACTCCCGGGGGTGGTTCAGCTTGGGGGCCAGCCACTTGCTGAGCCGGGCCTCGGCCACCCCGTGCGCGCAGGTGCCCTCGCGGCTGAAGTCGCTGTCCTCGTCCTCGATGTCCTTCTCGAGCCAGGGTGACATCGTGCAAGTCGCCCACTTCTTGAAGCCGCTGGCCGACAGCTTGGCGTGCTTGCGTTGCTCTTCAGTCACATGTGCTCCCTTCGTGCTCGGCTGCGTTCTTGCCTTCCTCCAGGCCGACCTCGTAGCCGTCGTCGAATCCGTTGTGGTAGGCGTCCAACTCGTCCGTGCAAGCCTGAGCTTCCTCTTGGGCGTCGAGGAGCGCCTGCAACAGCTCGGCCTTGGCCAGGTCGCCCTGGATGTAGGCCAGGCGCTCTTGCTCTTCGGGCGTCAGCACGACCGCCGCTCCACGGGCGCGGCCAGCAGCCACTTCTCGCCCAGCCTGGCGACGGCCCGGGCCCACTTCAGCTGGTTGCAGCGGTTGGTCTCGCGCGACGCCGTGGGGCTGTTCCACAACGCGCGTGCTCGGCGCAGCATGGCGGTTCTCATGCGGCCCCCGGCAGGACGATCGTGCGCTCGCGGTCCGGGCCGATGATCGACTCGCCCACGTCCGGCGCGTTGGCGCGGCTGGCGTTCGCCGCGGCCATCACGATCTGGTTCAGGTTCTCGGCGATAAACTTGCCGACCACGTGGGCCGGGCTCTTCGGGTTGAACTCGGTGGGGCGCTGCACGCCGCCAACGTCCAGCTCACCGGTCTGGGGGTTGTCCTGCAGAATGATCAGAACTTGAGGGGACAGGTTGTCGCTCACAGGGCCTCCGCTTCTGCCAGCAGGGCCGGCAACTTGTCATCGGCGATGGCAGTGATGCTGTCGCCATAGGTCTTGATCAAAGCCCGGGCGGCGCCCGCCTTCTCGCCCTTCATCAAGGGCGTTAGGACCGTGCGGATCTTGACCCGCAGGGCCTCGCCGTCCAGCGCTGCGGGCGCTGGGGCAGGCGCAGGCTCTGGCGCAGGCTCCGGCGCCGGTGCGGCCTGGCTCAGCTCCTTGACCGCAGCTCCGAACTGGCCGCTTTCCAGCGAGGCGCCGGGCTCGCTCTTCTTCGCACGCGGTTTGCGGGGTGAGGGCGCCTGTGCCTCGGCCGCCCCCTCGGTATCGGCCGGGATACTCCCAACCCCTTGGGCACTGGCGCCCTCGAACCGCTCGTAGAACTTGGCCACGCGCACGAGTTCGGCGATCGCCTCCTCGCCGGTGGGCTTTTGAATGGTGATGGTGAACATGGTGGTTTTCAGAAGAGCGCGTCAGGCAGCTTGGCCAGCTCGCGCTTGGGTTGCTTGGGCGGCAACGTGCAAGTGGCGTTGCCCTTGGTGTCGACCGACACCGGGAAAGGCCAAGCGCGGCGCACCGCCTTGCCTGGAAGGAAGTGCGCCGCCGGCTTCATGCCAGCTCCATCGAGCTGACACGCAGGCGCACGACCGCGCCGGTGTTGCGGTCCTTGACCTCGTACCACAGGCCACGCTCGGTCTGGTGGACGTCGACGATCTTGCCGATGCCCTCCTGGCCACCGCGCGGCGTGCGGTACGTGACCGTCGCGCCTATTCTCAACTGCTTGGACACTCGGTCCTCCTTTCTTGCGTTGAACAGTCACGCTGTCTTACTTCAGCGTGGCCGCAAGTATATCTGCCCAACATCACCGGAACTAATGCCCAAGTAAAGCTGTCGGGAATGTGCCGGTCGTTTCGTTTTCTCATACATTGCGAACGTCACAAACGACAGCAAGGCTCACATGCCAGAACAGCAACAGCTCTTCCTGATGCGTACGGACGACCACTCGTACAGCATCCTCATCCACCAGTACGGCGAGAAGAACCAGCTCGTCGACATCCTGCCGTGCCCGGCGTTCGGGTTCCTGGTCGGCGAACACGGCCCGGAGCTGATCGTCACCATGCGCGGCGCCGTACCGATCAAGGACGCGACGATCTGGGCGCCCGACGGGTGCGTCCACCGGGAGGGCCGGATCTTCCACGACTACGACACTTACATGGCCTGGGCCAAGAAAGGAATGCAATGAAAGTCACGATCGAGTTCGACGACCCGCAGCAGGCCGAGATGGCCCTGGCCGCGGCAGAGATGCACGCCCTTCTGTGGGAGGTGGATCAGAAGCTGCGAACCTTCCTGAAGCACGGTGGCAACGCCACTCAGACGGCCGAGGACTGCCGCTCGCTGATGGCTGACGTTGTGACGAGGTGGTCATGAAGGTCACACACGAGCAGCCGGAGCCGTGGGTTAAAAGCTATTGCGGTGGCAAGCCTAACTACACCACGCCTGCGGAGCGGGAGCCAAAGTTCACCCTGTCATGCGGATGTCCGTCGCAATACGGCGGTGTCCCTGCGTACTGGGACAGAGATGGCAGCACTGCATTCGGCGCGATCTGCGAGAAGCATTGGCACGAATACGGCGCAAGGAGCAGAGAATGAACGAAGACATCATCAAATGGGCACGGGAGGCTGGTGTGTACGCCGCGCATACCGAGTTGACGCTAATGGCGGCGCTTGCCCGCTTCGCCGCCCTTGTCGCCGCAGCCGAGCGCAAGAACTACGAGCACACCTTGGCCCTGCAACAGAAGAGCTACGAGCGCGAGATTGAGATCGAGGTCGAGGCCGAGCGCGAGGCGTGTGCGAAGGTGGCAAAAGAGACCGTTTGCGATATGCACCTCGGGACTGGAATCAAGATTTACGGCACCAAGGCAGCAGCCGCCATCCGCGCAAGGGGGAACACATGAACAGAGATGACATCATCCGCATGGCGCGGGAGGCTGGGTTTGAAACCGCACAAATCGACATTGTTTGTCGCTTTGCCGCTGTGCTTGACGATTTTGCCGCCGTTGTCGCCGCGCAGGAGCGCGAGGCCGTGATTGCTCAGGCTATCGAGCAAGGCTTTGTTTCGGAGTCCTACGCGGAGCAATTCAGAGCCGCCATCCGCGCAAGGGGGCAGTCATGAGCATCGTCACCCACGTGGCGGTGTTTTTCGCCGTGAACCCCGAAGAGGAACTCACCGCTGCAGACATCGGCACCAAGTGGGGCGTGGTGCCACACAACGTCCACGCCACGCTGGCCTACGCAGCCAGCAAGGGCTGGGTGGCCTCGACGCTCAGGCCGAACCCAAGGCGCGGGGCTAAGAAGATCCGCGTTTACTCGGCCGGGCCCCGGCTGCTAAAGGAGATTGGTCGATGACCTGCATCACAACCACACTCGAAGTGTCCGTCCACCTGGCCGGCAAGCACCCCGTCTTCGGCGAGGGCAACACCTACGTCCGCCTCGAGGACGAGGGCGGGGGCGCGTTTATCGTCCTTCGCCAGACCGACGACGACAGCAAGCCTGGCGAGATCCGCCTGGACCCGCTCGAGCTGGAGGCCGTGGTCCGCGCGGCCAAGCAGCTCATCGCACAGAAGGCAATAGCCTGAGGCAATCGACCGCCGCAGGTCGATAGCGTGCGCCATTTGGACAGCCAGGCTGTCAGGGCGACAATAACCACCCAATTCCAAACGGCGGCCACCAGGCCGCTGTTCATTCCATGAGCGACTTCATCACCGTTCTGACCAGCAAGGGTCCTCTGCTCACCAAGCGCTGGACCTCCGACGGCATCGAGCCGTACGACCGGGCCAAGCAGTTCACCGCCGAGGCCTACCAGGTCAGCGACATCCGGGGCCTGTCCGGCGTGCTGGCCATGCTGGAGGAGCAGCCCCGCAGGTGCGCCATCCGCGGCCGGCACCTGGCCCACGACGACGCCGGCACCAAGCACGAGGGAGGCGTCGAGACGACCCGCGACCTCGAGCACTTCACCGAGGCGGCCCACCAATGGGCGTGCCTGGATGTCGACGGGTGGGTCATGCCCGAGGGCATCGACCTGGACGACCCGAGGTCTGCCGTTGCGTCGTTCATCCAGGACTGCCTGCCGGCCGAGTTCCAGGAGATCACCCACCACTGGCAGCTCAGCTCCAGCGCGGGCGCCCCGGGCAAGGAACACCTGCTCAAGGCGCACATCTGGTTCTGGCTCGACGAGCAGCACACCGGCCCTGAGCTGGAGGCGTGGGCCCGGGGGCTCAGCCTGCCGGTCGACATCACCGTCTTCCGCACCGTCCAAGTCCACTACACCGCCGCCCCGGTCATCGACCCGGGCGTGAGCTGCCCCATAGGCACGCGCAGTGGCCTGACCGAGGGCATCCTGGGCGACGAGGTGTCGCTTGTGATGCCTGACGTCCTCGAGCTGCCCCGTGCCGAGCGTGTGGGCCGGGCTGGCATGGTCGACCCCCGCGGCAAGCCGGGCCTGATCGGGGCCTTCTGCCGGGCGTACCCGCCGCACCGGGTGGTGACCGAGGTGCTGCCCGAGGTGTTCGAGTACGAGGGAGACAGCGACGTGCGCCTGACGTGGCTGCAGGGCGGGGGATCACCGGGCGGCGCCGTGATCACCGACGACGAGTTGCGGATTTACAACAGTCACGCGACCGACCCGTTCGAGGGCCACGCCCAGAACATGTGGGACCTCGTGAGGCACTTCAAGTTCGGCGACCTGGACGCGGGCATCGACCCCGAGGCCGTCGAGTGGGCGGGTCCCTCGGCGCTGCCGAGCCACAAGGCCATGACCCGCTGGGTCCGCACGCTCGAAGATGTCGAGCAGGAGCGGGAGGAGGCCGCCGCCACCGAGGCCGAGCAGGCCGAGGCCCGTGTCCAGGAGGCCCTGTTTCTCATTCGAGACACGCCCACCACCGCCGAGCTGGAGCGCAAGACCGCCCCGAAGCTGGCCGCCAGCACATGGACCGACGGCGAGCGCGCTCGCCTGGTCAAGGCCATGCAGGACCGGTTCTTTGCCATCACCAACGTGCGCCTGCCGATCGCCGACGCCCGCCGCTGGCTCGAGCCCCCCGCTGCCGGGCCCATGCTCAGTGCCGGCGCTCCCGACTGGCTCAGCCGGTGGGTGTACGTGACCCAGGAGAAGATGTTCTTCGACCTGGACCGCAAGGTCCTCGTCGACGCACGTGCGTTCGACGCACTGCACACAGACAAGATGCCCCTGCGCCAGGGCAGCGCCACGCTGCGCGAGCCGGCCAGCCTCTACGCCGTCCACGCGTGGGGCGTGCGGACGGTCGACTACACCATGTACGCCCCTCCGAAGCCCGAGGTCTTCAGCCTCGACGGCGGGGTGTGGGCGAACACCTACGACGAGAGCACGGCGCCGGCCTGCGAGCCGGGCGGGGAGACCGTCATCAAGATGGTCGAGTCCTACCTGCGCAGGCAGTTCCCTGACGACCGCGAGCGCGGAATCCTCCTGTCGTGGCTCGCGCACAACGTCCGCCGCCCGGGGGTCAAGGTCAGGTGGGCGCCCTACGTGTTCGGTGTCGAAGGCGCGGGCAAGAGCTTCCTGGCCGAGCTGCTCGAGTGGGCCATGGGCGGCACCAACATCAAGCGGATCGACGGCAAGACCCTGACAGGGGACTTCACCGGCTGGGCCGCTGGCAAGGCCGTGAGCGTGATCGAGGAGGTCCGCCAGACGGGCCACTTCTACGACGTTCCCGAGGCCCTCAAGGCCCCCATCACGAACGACAAGATCAACATCCACCGCAAGGGGCTGGACGACTTCGAGGCCCCCAACTTCACCAACTACCTGATCCTTTCGAACCACGCCGACGGGATCCCGATCACCGAGACCGACCGGCGCTACTTCTTCCTGAAGACGGCCATGGGCCTGGAGGAGACCCGCGCGCTGAGCGAGGAGGGCTACTTCTCGAACCTGTTCGACTCCTGCCGTGACTCCCCGGGGCAGCTCCGCCGGTGGCTGATGGAGGAAGTCCAGATGCACCCGGACTTCGTCCCCAACGGCCGGGCGCCCATCACAAGCACCCGGGCGATGGTCATCGAGCTGGTGAAATCAGAGCCCCAGCTCGTCATTGAGGACATCGTCGCCGGTCGCGATGCCGTGTCCGCCACCTACGTGGCTGCGAAATTGAAAGCCGCGGGGGTCGATGCGAAGACCAGAACCCTGTCAGGAATGCTGTCTCGGGTGGGTTTTGAGTTCTCGACTCGACTCAGAATCGACGGCGACAGGCACCGCATCTGGATTCGGGTCGGGCGCCTCAACGGCAGTGACGAGTCAGCGGTTCGAGCCGCAACGAGCTGGATGAAGCTGTCTGAGTTCGCCGGAATGGACGACGACGCTGAGTGACCCGAATGAAGTGGGACAGGGGTCTCTTCGGGACAGCTCTAAGTCGTTGATTTTCCTTCTATTTCCCAAATGTCCCATATTGTCCCAAATAAACACAGTCTCGCACATGACTCAAGAAAAGAATCAGGAGATGACGACCGGCATCGCAGGCAGGGCTCGCACAAAAAAGATTTTCTCACATGTGGAGTGGAGCGACCCCGAAGATTTGGGACATGGGACACGGGACAGCAGATGAGGGAATCAGCAGTCGAGCAGCACCTGGCCCGGGCCGTGCGCAGTCAAGGTGGGTTGACAGCCAAGCATGTCAGCCCGGGGCGAGCGGGCGACCCGGACCGGCTGGTGGTGATCCCCAGGCCGAGCTGCCCGACATGCGGCAGCCAGTGCGTGGCCGGGCTGATGGAGCTGAAGGCCCCAGGCGAGCGGCCCAGGCCGCTACAGGCCGCCAGGCTGCAGGAGTGGGCAGCACTTGGGCTTCCTGCGGACTGGGCCGACACACCCCAGCGGGTGGACGAGGTCCTGGCAAGCTGGCTGATCGACCAATCGAGGGTTGCAGGGCGATGACTCGATTTCACGAACAGCCGAAGGTCTGGACGCCCCGGGCGGACCAGGAGAAGGTCATGGAGTGGCTGGCGCCAAGATCGCGCGGGGCGCTGTGGCTGAGTACCGGATCCGGGAAAACGGTGTTAGCCCTGTCCTGGCTGGCGCAGAAGATGGACGACTGCATCCTGTCGAGGGTGCTGATCGTGGCTCCCAAGCTGGTAGCCCAGCACGGCTGGCCGCTGCAAGTGCAGTTGTGGGGCCACGTGCAGCATCTGGCGAGCGAGGTCAGGGTCATTGGGTTCGAGGACCTGAACCTGGGGCGCAAGGTTGCAACTGGTCGTTCAGTTGCAACCTTGACGGACGGCGCCGCCCGCTCTGGTCGGGCGAACGTGGGTGCTGGCTCGACAGGGGTCGCGAGCGTGTCCGGGAATCGGGCCCTGGATTTTCGAGACAAGCGGGCGACCAAGTCGCACCTGCTGTCCCTGCGGGAGCGCATCCACGTGTGCTCATGGGACGCGTTCCCCTGGCTGGCCAAGGCCTACGGCAAGAACTGGCCGTACGACGGCGTCGTCTTCGACGAGAGCAGCTTCCTGCGGGACCAGCAGAGCGAGCGTGGTAAGGCCGCGCGGCACGCGGTGCACCGGACAGGCGTGGTCGAGCACGTGCTGGAGCTGACGGCCACGCCCGCGGCGAACCACCAGGAGGCGGTCTTCGCGCAGCTCGACCTGATCGAGCCCGGCCTGCTGGGCCGCACGCTGACCGACTTCAGGGAGACGTGGTGCGTGCCGGACAGCAGGAACTGGCAGACCGGGCAGGTCTACAGCTGGAAGGTGGCGCCGCCCCTGGCCGACGCATTCCGGGCGAAGTGCGCCAGCGTGGCTATCAGCGTGCCCAGGAGCCTCGCTGTGCCCCTGGTGGAGGCGCCGGTATGGGTTGACCCGTCCGACGCCGCCAGCGGGGCCGCAGGGGCCTTCCTGAGGGACTCCCTGTGGCGGGGGATTGCCTGCGGCAGCGCTGCTGTCCAGCATGCGAAGCTGAGGCAGTGCGCCAGCGGGTTCGTCTACGACGAGACCGGCGAAGGGCTGGACCTGGACACGGTGAAGCTGGACCGGCTCGAGGAGCTGGTGCAGGCGATCGACGGCCCGGTCCTGGTGGCGTACCAGTGGATCCACGAGCTGGGGCGCATGCGCGGCCGGTTCGGCAAGCACGTGGCCGACATCCGGGAGCCGGGCGCCAAAGCTGCGTTCGAGGCCGGCAAGCTGCGGCTGCTGGCCGTTCACCCGGCATCTGCCGGCCACGGGGTCGACGGGCTGCAGCGGATCTCGCAGCATCTGGTTTGGACGAGCGTGCCCGAGGACCGTGAGCTGTACGACCAGACCAACGGCCGCCTGCACAGGCATGGCACGCAGGCCGACACGGTGTTCGCACACGTGCTGGTGGCCAGGGGCACCCGCGAGCACGACATCTGGGCCGACGTCCTGCCGGGCAAGCTGACGGTGCAGGACTTGCTGCTTCGAGCGGCCATGCCTGAGGCTGCGTGAAGAGGTGCTGTGACTGCCGGCTGGAGCTGGCGCTGGACGCGTTCTACACCGGGTCGAGCCGGTGCAAGGCCTGCGACTCGGCGCACGTCAAAGCGTGGCGGGAGAACAACCGCGAGAAGTCCAACACCACGCTGAAGGCGTGGCGCCGGGCGAACCCGGCCAAGGTCAGCGGCCACCTGCGGCGGTGGAGTGACAACCGACCGGGGTACAAGCGCGCCCGGAACCATCTACGCAGGCAGCGCCAACGGGTGAGGGTGCCATGGTACGCGTCCGACGCGGTGCGGGTGTACTACAGGGTGGCCAAGGCCCTGCGGGCGCTGGGCTACGACGTCCACGTTGGGCACTGGGTGCCGTTGCGCGGACGCAACGTCTGCGGGTTGCACGTGCAGCACAACCTGTGCTTGGAGCTGGCGCACGAGAACATGAGCAAGGGCGCCAGGGTGGTGCCCCAGGCCGAGCCGCCAGCGGTCAGCAGGGCACGTTCCATTCCGTCGGAGATTGTGCAGGGTTTCCGACCTTTTGTGACAATCGGCCCCCATGGACATCCTGGATCACGCCCAGACACTTGAGGAGGGCGAGCGCGAAATGGCCCTGGCTGCAGCCAGGAGGGGCAGCTCCGGCCCCCTGCCGCGAGGCACGTGTCTGTTTTGCGCGGAGGTCCTGCTGGCGGGGAACCGCTGGTGCGACGCGTGGTGCCGTGACCGCTGGCAGCGGCAGCGTGACGTCGCCGCGAATTGGCCCCGGGTTTCAGACGACGAGGTCTGAGCCCGGGGCGTCGCGTTAGGCTGGCAGCCGCTGGCCGCAGCACTCACACACGGGCCGGGAGGCCCGTTGCAGCGCGCGGTACACGGCGCTGACGTGAACCCCGGCTTGCTTGGCAGCAGCGAACGGGGACAGGTTCGGGTCACGTTCGAGCAGCCGCAGGGCGGCCTGGGTGCGGCCGGTGGCCGGCGCCTGCGGAGCAGCCTGGGCCCGGGTCCAGACCACCTCAGCCTGGGGCCGGGCGGCCAGGGCCTCGGCTTCGGTCTTGAACGCGCAACCGGGCCCGAAGACAGCCACGTGCGGGTTGTCCTTGCGGGCGCCGGTCCACCACGCGCAAGCCCCGTCAATGCCGGGGTTGTCGAGAATCGTGCGGCCAGCTTCCCGGTCAAGGGGCAGCCGGTCGAAGGTCACCCGGCGCATGGTCAGACCGCAGCCGCCACGAACTCGTCTTCGGGGTAGCCGTTCCTTCCGGAGCGGCCCAGGGCGGCGAGCTGGTCCAGGGTGAACGGCTGTCCCCGATCTTCCGACTGGTCACGACTGGAGGCGTGGTGCGCCGGCACGGGCGGGAAGTACGCGCGGGAGTCACCTGCCTCGGTCGGGGCCTTGAGGGCAGCCAGGGCGGCGGCCTCGTTGTCAAACACCTCGGTGGTCATGAGGTGCAGGCCGGCGAACTCGGCCACGACGTGCTTGCCAGCGGCGCGTGCGGCGGTGATGCTGTCCGCGTGGGCCTCGGCGTTGAGGCGGCGAATGGCGTTGAGGTCATGCATGGAGCGGGTCCTTTCGGGGGTGCGGTGCCGGAATGGCGCCACTGGTCTGCCCCCGGGCGGAGGCAGAGCGGTGGGGTCAGGCGGCCTGCAGCAGGCGGGGCGCGCAGCGCTTGCAGACATACGCCTTGAACGGCTGGCCGTCCAGGTCCGCGTAGCCGGTGCCGTCGTCGAACAGGAAGTCGCCGCATTCCCCGCCCGTGGGGGTGCCGTTGTCGTAGTACGAGGGAGCCACGCACCGGCCCAGCTCCCAGGGGCCCAGCTTGTAGGCGCTGAAATACGTGGCCGAGGCGGCGGACTGGGGCACGGGCGCAAGGCGCATGGTCAGGTTTCCAGGTTGAAGGGTGCCGGGATGGCGCCACTGGCATGCAGCACCCCGAAGGGCCCGCATGCCGCTGACGTCAGGCCTCGACGAGGTCCAGGATTTTGCCGGCCTGGGCTTCGATCTCGACGCGATCCCCCTGGAACGGCACGCCCCGGGCGTATGCGGTCACGCCGGTGACGACGTCCCACACCGTTTCCATCGGGCGCTGTTCGTCCGTCTCGTGGGCGGCGACGATGCGCTGCGCCACGCGCGGGCCGAAGCGGGAGGCCAGGAACTCGTCCAGCTTGTCGACTTTCGTCTGTTGGGCGATCTGCACCCGGTCCACGATGCCAGTGGCGCTGGACTGAGCGTAGGCTTGGACCAGGGGCACCACCTCTTCGAGGTAGCGGTCCGGCGCGCTGGCAGTGTGGCGAATCTTGACGTTGGCAACCTCCTGGGCGCCCCAGATGATCCGGTTGCCGCAGACGTAGTCGAACAGGAAGGCCCGGAACTGCAGCGTGGCGGAACCCTCTTCGCTGTTGCTGATGAGGAAGCCCCGGGCCAGCGTGCCCTGGTCACCGCCCTGGCGCGTGGCCACCGGCAAGCGGTTCTCCTCGTCGGCCAGGAAAATGAACAGGTCGCGGTCGCCAGCGTACAGCGTGGTGTTGTCGCGGTTGACGACCACGCGGCGGCCCCATTCGCCAGGGACACGCCACTGCCCGTTGACACCGTCACCGAACCGGTCAGTTAGGGTGTCGACGATGTCGCTGTTCCAGATGCGCCCGTACTGGGGGCCGGTGGCAGCGCGCAGGGTGTTCTCCCCGCCGCCGGTGATCAGCACGCCGATGTCCTGGGCGTCGCGCTCGACCTGCAAGCCGTAGTTGACGCAATCGGCAGCCACAGGGGCAGGCAGGCTGCGCAGGTAGCCGGCAGGAGCGCCGACGAGGCTGGCGAGCTGGCCGAAGGCCCAGTGCGTGGGGGCGTAAGGCACGCCGGCCTTGGACAGGACCTGCAAACCCCGGTTGTCGGCCGTGGGCTCGACGCGCAGTGACCGGGAGGACGTCACGGCAGCGCGGGAGATGGCACGGCGGGCGTGCAGCTTGGCCTGCATCTCGTGCAGGGAGACGAACCGCTCATCGGCGGGGCGGGTGGACCATTGACGGTTCAGGGCAAGTTCGGTGCTCATGGTGTTCTCCTGGTGAGCGGTTGCGTGGGCCGGAAGTGGCGCCACAGGTCTGCCCCCAGCAGGGGCAGAACCGTGGGGTCAGATGGCCTCGGCGCGATCGTAGGCCTTGAGGTAGCCGAGCAATACCTCGGGGGTGGCCTCGTAGTCGAACGAGGTGTCCAGGCCGAAGTAAGGCACCACGTCTTCCCAGAACCGGGCGCGGTCGCGTTCGGTCACCGGGGAGAGGGCCCGGGCAGGGCGGGCCGACGAGCTTGCGACATCGTCGCGGGTCCAGGATTGCCACGACCACGTCAAGACTTCTGCGGGCTCGAAGGCGTTGCGGTAGCGGATCAGGTCGCCGTCGTCGGACTCGGCGGCCACTCGGCGCAGGGCCTCCTTTTCTGAAATGGCCAGCACGAGCTTCAGGGACACCGAGTGGGTGCGGGCGCCGCTGCGCCGGGGGTGAATGACGTTGACGCAGTGGATGGTGGGTGCGGTCATGGTGAGGTCTCCAGGTGGTGAGGGGGTGAGCCGGACTGTGCAACGCGACAGCCCGGCTGTCATCAGGACAAACCCTTACTCGACGTGATGCCGGGCGGCGATCGTGTCGGCCAGGGTCGCGCAGGCCCAGCCCAGGCCCAGGATCCACAGGCCCAGGCCTGCCGCCAGGGCAGGGTGCAGTCCATGGCCGGTGGTGAGGTACGTGGCGGCCTGCCAGCCGACGAGGGCCAGGGCGACGAGGGACAGGGCGGAGGCGGCCCAGAGGGCACGGTGCAGGAAGGTCATGGTGAGGTCTCCAGGTGCGGGCGGCGCGGGATGCGACGCCTCAGGTCTGCCCAGCACGCCGGGCAGAGCCGAGGGGTCAGCGGCCGAGAGCGTAGGCGCGGAGCGCGCGGTGGTAGTCCACCTGATCGGCCCGGGTCTTCCGGGTGCGGGTGTTGCCACTCCAGGCGACGACCACGGTGCCGGAGCGCTTGACGCCCCAGAGGCGGCCCCGGGCGTTGCGGTCGCGCGGGTCTCCGGCGAACACGTGCTGGCCCGGCTGGGCGGCGGCCAGCAACTCGGTCGGAACTGCCCAGATGTCGAAGGCGGGGAGGAATCGCATGGTAGGTCTCCAGGTGGTGAGGGGGTGAGCCGGACTGTGCAGCGCGACAGCCCGGCTGTCATCAGGACAAACCCTTAGGTTCGGGAGGCACCCAGGGCGGCGAGCTGGGCCAGCGTGTACGGCTGCGCCCGGTCCTCGGACTGGTCACGGGTCACGCCAGAGCCCCAGGACCCCGCGGCCTTGGGCACCAGACGGCGCCCGGTGATGGTGATGAACTCGGTGGGGTCGAACTTGCCCCAGGCGGCGGCCTCTGGGCCCACCAGGACGCCGTGGCCCCGGTTCGGCTCGAAGATGGCGATCGCCTGCTGGCCGAGGACGGCGGCCACGCCGTGCAGCGCACCAGCCTGGGCCGGGTCGACGCCCCAGGTGGAGGCCGACTCGACCTGCACCACCACGGTGGGCTCGGTGCTGGACTGGTCCACGCGCATCATCTGGAGGTTGAAGCCGGCGCGTTCCAGGGCCTGACACGTCTGGGTGACGGTGTTCAGGTGAGCGCTGCGACCGATGCGGAGGCCGATGTTCATGGTGATGATGGGGGTCGTGTTCATGGTGTTGACTCCGGGTTGACTCGCAGCACCGTGCTGCGATGGACCGGACTGTGACAGGCTGCATGTCACACTGCAAGCGAAATCGTGCAAGTCCTACTGTCTTGTGGGGTCTTTCCAGGCTGACCGCCACTTCCGGGGTGACTTCCGGGGTGACTTCCGGGTGCGGATTGTCGTCCAACCGGGGTTCTGTTGACTATTTGCAACGCGATGTATCCGGCCCGAAAATCAATCGGCCCGCGTCGGGCGATAGGGCATTTCAATGGACGGCCAGAGCATCACCATCACGCGCAACGAGGACGGCACCTTCATGGTGGAGGCCCAAGGGGCCGAGCAGCCCGTGGCGCTGCAGTCGCTGGACGAGGTCCTGGCGATGGTGCGCGACGAGCTGGGCGAGGGCGCCGAGCCTGCCGAGACCTGGGAGCAGGAGGCGGCCGCCCGGGATGATCAGGGCTACCGGAAGCCCGGCGGCCCGATGCAGTCGCTGGCCTAGTGCCTCGACGAGGAACCGAACCTTTCACCCCTCTACGAGGGAAACCAGGGGCAGCGCGCCCCGTCTTGTCACACTGAAGGAACAGCCATGGCATCGCAACAGTACGCAACCCCTCCCAGCCGCAACCCCGTCACCGCTGCCGAGGGATTCGGCAGTGGCGCCAAGCCCGGCAAGGTGCCGGCCCCCTCGGGTCCGATCACGATGGGCAAGGCCCCCGCGCAAGGCGTGGCCGGGTCCAAGCCCGGCTCGTCGGTCAAGGGGTTCGACGGCACGCTGATCAGCGGCATGGTCAAGGCCTGACGCCAGCCATTTTCGACCCCCCTCCCCCCGTCTCGATCGCGCCACGCCCATGGATTCGACCCCCCGTATGCCCCCGCTTTTGGGACTCCGGCCGCGGGTCCCATCCACTATGGGGGTGGCACACGCAGCGGGCGTTCTGGGAGTTACTTCGTGAACGCGAACCACTCAAGACGCAATGCCAGCCTGTCTGGCACGCTCGGCGATGTGCCCACGACGCCGTCCATGTGGAACTACGACCCGGCCCACGAGGTGGAGTCCAGGTCGCAGATTCACCACGGGCAGGGCGGCAAGGCCAGCCGCTCGGGCAAGCTGAACCTACGGGCGGTCTCCGACGTGCTCGAAGGGTACGGCCTGGACCCGATCGAAGAGCTGGCCAAGGTCCTCACGACGCAGGAGCCGCACCGGGCACGTGACGGGTCTATCATCAAGGACGAGAACGGGGAGCCGATTCTCAAGCCGGTGGTCGACATGGACACGAAGGTCAAGCTGCTCACCGAGCTGGCGCAGTACACGCGCCCCAAGCTGAAGAGCGTCGAAGTGGTCAACAAGGGCCCGGAGCTGACGGACGACCAGATCGACCGCCGGCTGCAGGCGCTGATGTCCCGCACCACGGGGGCCAAGCCATGACCGAAGCGATCCTCATCACGGCCCTGTTCGTGGTCACGGTGCCGTTGGCCGTGGTCGGCGCGGCCGTGATCTGGATCCTGCACGGCTTGACGAGGAACGTCGAGTGACACCGCAGGAGCTGCAGGCGCTCAGCCCGGAGGAGAAGCTCGAGCTGCTCGAGCTGCTCACGATCCGCGACCGCCGGCACCGCGAGAACATGCTGGCGGCGTACAAGCCGTACGTCAAGCAGAAGGAATTCCACGAGGTCGGCAAGGGCTTCCGCGAGCGGTTGTTCATGGCCGGCAACCAGCTGGGCAAGACGTGGGCCGGTGCCTACGAGATTGCCATGCACGCCACCGGCCGCTACCCCGATTGGTGGACGGGCCGCAGGTTCCACCGCCCGGTCAGCGTGCTCGTCGGCTCCGAATCGGGCGAACTGACGCGCAAGGGCGTGCAGCGTCTGCTGGTGGGCCCGCCGCAAAAGCGTGAAGAGTGGGGCACCGGTGCGATCCCGAAGGAGTGCATCGGCACCCACAGCATGAAGCAGGGGGTGCCCGACGCCGTGGCCAGCATCACGGTCAAGAACGAGTACGGCGGCGAGTCGGTCATCCAGTTCAACAGCTACGACCAGGGCCGCACAAAGTGGCAAGCAGACACAGTCGACCTGGTGTGGATGGACGAGGAGCCGCCCCTTGACATCTACAGCGAAGCTCTCACTCGTACCAACGCAACGGGTGGAATCGTCTTCGTGACGTTCACGCCCCTGATGGGCATGTCGCAGGTGGTCAAGCGCTTCCTGCTCGAGAAGCCCGAGGGCACGACCGTCACTCGCATGACGATCGAAGACGCCGAGCACTACACCGACGAGGAGAAGGCCCGGATCATTGCCACCTACCCGGAGCACGAGCGCGAGGCCCGGGCACGTGGCATTCCGATCATGGGCTCCGGCCTGGTGTTCCCGGTGGCCGAGTCGGTGATCACTGTGCAGCCGTTCGAGATCCCGCCGCACTGGGCGCGCATCAACGGGGTGGACTTTGGATGGGGCCACCCGTCCGCGTTCGCGTGCATGGCGCACGACAGGGACACGGACACGGTCTATGTCTACGACGCCTGGAAGGTCAAGGAGACCCCTGTGATGACCCAGGCCGGGATGGTCATCGGCAAGGGCTACCAGAACATCCCGTGGGCATGGCCGCACGACGGCCTGCAGCATGACAAGGGCTCGGGCGAGATCCTGATGGAGCAGTACAAGAAGTTCGGCATGAACATGCTGAGCGAGCGGGCGCAGTTTGAGCCCCGGCCGGACGGCAAGCCCGGGGGCAACAGCGTCGAGGCTGGGGTTTCGATGATGATGGAGCGGATGCAGACACGAAGGCTGCGGGTGTTCTCGCACCTGGAGGACTGGTTCAGCGAGTTTCGTCTGTACCACCGCAAGGAAGGGATCATCGTCAAGGAGGACGACGACATCCTGTCGGCCACCCGCTATGCCTTGATGATGCTGCGCAAGGCCAAAAGCCTGCACGAGCTGGAACCGGTCAAGAACCAGAACCGGCTGTTTGCGGCCAACGTACCACGGTTCGAGGTCTTTGACCCGGCCGTGGGGTGGTGATCACTCTGGTGGGGTGACGTCCAGTTCTCGGATGAATGGTGGCGCAGCGCCGGCCTGCGAGGGGACAGCCGGCACCAACAATGAAACGTGACATGCAAGAACGAACATCTGAAAAAGACGACGTAGCGCAGGAAGTCGCCCGCGAGGAGCGACTGCAGGCGTTCGGCTCGTCTCTTGCAGTCACGCGTGACAAGTGGATCACCGCCCGTGCGTCGCAGGGGTGGGACAAGCGCGTCACCCAGGACCTGGACCAGTACCATGGCAAGGACCCGGCTACGCGCATGGCGGCGTCCATGATGGAGTCGGTCTACCAGGGCTACCCGGTCACCACACGCGAGGCGCTGCCCACGCGTTCGACGGTGTTCGTGGGCATCACCAGGCAGAAGGCGAACTCTGCTGAGGCCAGGCTGTCGGACATCCTGCTGCCGACCGACGACCGCAACTGGGGCATCCAGCCCACTCCGGACCCTGACTGCGCCACGGCGCTGCAGAGCAACGAGACGCTGATCGACCCGGCCACCGGGCAGCCCGTGCTGTTCGACGAGGAGGGCAACGTCACTGACGACCCACAATTTGGGCGTCCCGCCAAAAAGAAGCAAATTGCCCTGGCCGTGCAGCAGACCGCTGGCAAGGCGGCCGAGGCGATGGAGAACGAGATCAACGACCAGCTGATCGAGTGTGACTACAACGGCGAGGTGCGCAAGGTGTTGCACGACGCCGCGGTAATGGGCGTGGGCGTGATCAAGGGGCCGATGGTCACGGCCCGCACGCGCAAGGCCTGGCGCGAGAAGACCACTGTCAACCCAGAGACCGGGCAGCCAGAGAAGGTCCAGATCCTTCAGGTTGTTGATGAGCTGAAGCCGGCCTCGTTCCGTGTGGACCCCCGCCGAGTGTGGGAAGACCCAGCGTGCGGGGACAACGTGAAGAACGGCCGGGGCATCTTCGAGATGGAGGACCTGACCGAGCGCCAGGTCCGCGAGCTGGCCAAGCAGCCTGGCTATCTCAAGGACCAGCTGCGCAAGGTGATCCAGGAAGGGCCCAAGCGCAGCGCGGCGCTGTACGAGGTGCAGCGCGCGGAGCGCGAGAAGGAGGTCGGTGACGACGGCAAGACCTTCCAGCACTGGATCTACTGGGGCGAGCTGAACCGCGAAGAGCTGAAGTCCGCCAAGGTCGACATGGATGACGAGGGCGACGAACTCGCAAGCGTCAGCGGCTGTGTCGAGATGATCAACGATGTCGTTGTTCGCGCCTACCTCAACCCGCTGGAAGACGACCCGATCCCATACGACTTCTACCCGTGGGAGAAGGTGACCGGCACGCCCCGTGGCTACGGGATCCCGTACCTCATGCGGGCGCAGCAGTCGGTGACCAACGCCGCGTGGCGGATGATGATGGACAACATGGGGGTCACGAGTGGCCCGCAGATCGTCATCAAGCGCGGCGCCGTGACGCCGGCCGACGGGCAGTGGACCCTGACACCACGGAAGTTCTGGTATTTGACGGACGACTCGATCGACGTCAGCAAGGTGTTCGCGGCGGTGGAGTTCAACAACCACCAGGGCGAGCTGGCCGCGGTGATCGACCTGGCTGAGAAGCTGGCCGACCAGGAGACCGCCACGCCCATGATGACCCAGGGGCAGCAGGGCTCGGCACCGGAGACGGTGGGCGGCATGCAAATGCTGATGAACAGCGCCAACGTGGTGCTGCGCCGGCTGGTTAAGCAGTTCGACGACTACGTGACCCGGCCGCACATCCGCCGCTACTACGACTACAACATGGCGTACGGCGAGCGCGACGAGATCAAGGGCGACTTTGCCATCGACGCCCGGGGCTCGTCCGCGCTGATCGTGCGCGACATCCAGAACCAGGCGTTCACCAACCTGCTGGCGATGGGCGCGAACCCGGTGTACGCGCCGATGATCGACACGCGCAAGCTGTTCGAGAAGGCGCTTAAGGCCCAGCACCTGGATCCGCGCGACGTCCTGTTGACGCCCGAGCAGATCGAGGCACGCCAGGCGCAGCAGCCGCCCCCGCCGCCGGATCCGCGCATCGAAGCGGCCAAGATCACGGCCGAGGCCAGGATGATGGAGGCCCAGGCGGTGGCAGCCGGCCGGGCCGCGGAGACCGAGGCCCGCAGCGAGAGCGAGGTCGAGAACAGGCGCCTGCGGATGATGGAGCTGCAGCTCAAGCATGACCTCCAGGTGATGCAGATGGCCCAGATGCAACAGATGAGCATTCAGCAGGTCAAGGCCCAGCTGGCTCAGACGGCGCTGAACGACCGCACCAAGAAGGAACTCGCGGCCAGCGAGATGATGTTCAAAGAGAAGCACAGCCCCGACGGGCAAGGAATCTGAGGAAACGACATGGCAACCAGACAACCAAGCATGACCGACATCACACCCTCCGGGCGCACGCGCCTGGCCACGTGGACGGGGCTGCTTAACGGCGACGACGGTGGGTACGTCGACTGGGTCGACTTTGCCGATCGGTGTTTCCAGGTCACGGGCACGTTCGGCACAGGCGGCAGCGTGACGATGCAGGGCAGCAACGACGGCACAAACTGGTCGTCCCTGAGCGATCCGCAAGGCAACGTGCTGACGTTTACCTCGTCGCGGCTTGAGCAAGCGCTGGAGCTGCCTCGATACGTCCGGCCGAACGTCACGGCGGGTGACGGCACGACCAACCTTGTTGTTACCCTTTGCATGAGAAAGGTCTTCTGACCATGAGCAACAGCTACATCGAAGCGGCTGACGCCATCCGGCGCGCGGCCAAGCAGTACGAGATGTTTGTCAAGACAGCTGAAGCGCTGGACCGGGTGGGCTCGTTCGAGCAAGCCGCTAAAGAGGCGGACGCCGCCCGTGTCAAAGCCGCCTCGGAGCGCGACCAGGCGCTTGCCGAATTGGCTGAGGCAAAGAAGCAGGTGACCGAGGAGCGAGCCGCGGCCAAGAAGGCCCGTGCCACGGCGCAACAACAGGCCGAAACGCTGCTGGCGGAAGCCAAGGTGCAGGCCCAGGTGGAGGCCGCCAAGCAAGCGGAGGCCGCTGCGGCCGCCGCTTCAAAGGTTGTGGAGGACGCGCAAGCCTTGGCCGGAAAGATTCGCGCTGAAGCGCAGCAAGAGCAGGTCCGATTGGACGGGTTGCAAGCCTCGGTGAAAGAAAAGACGACGGAGGTTGCCGGGCTAATTGCGCAGCGCGACCAGCTCACGAGCGCCATCGAACAGCTGCGCACAAAGTTTCTCGGATAAGAGAAAGGACCTGAACCATGTCCATGACCAACGCCGCCGAAGCGGCACTCCTCGACCTCCTGTTTCTCAACGTTGATTGGGCGAACATCGGGGACGCTGCTGGCCTGCAGAACTCGGCCACGGCAGGCTCGTTCCACATCAGCCTGCACAGCGCAGACCCTGGAGAGGCGGGCAACCAGAGCACCAACGAGATCAGCTACACCGGCTACGCCCGCGTGGGTGTGGCCCGCACCGCAGGCGGCTGGACGCGGACAACCTCCACCATCGCCAACACCGCCCTGGTTCAGTTCGGTCAGTGCACAGGCGGCACCGCCACAGCCACGCACTTTGGCATTGGCACGGACTCCACAGGCACCGGCA